AGTTTTATGTTTGTTATAACAAATTTTGCTTTTTTTACAACAATATTATTCTTTGATATGCCTCCTGATTCGTTTCCTTCTATATCACCTAAAGTGTATGTATTATTAAATGAATTATCAAAAGTTGGTAAAACGCCTTGATTAAAAACAAAAACATTTGTAATAAAATAATAATCATTATTTTCAAGACCTAACTCTTTATAGTATTCCAATTCTCCTTGTTTGGAAAATTCATCTTCCGCGTTTCTATTAACTTCTGTATAGTTTGCTTGAGATATTTTTCGAAGAACAAACCCAGTTGAACCTTTTGCTACGTCATTATTAGAAAATCTATATGCAGATCTTGTATTGTCAAGAGTACCATGACTGACATTTTGATCAACACGAAAGCCTGAGCCTTTCATTTTCCCTGTTAGATCATTTTTAATGCCACTGCCAATCCCAAGAACTCTTGTGTAATAAAGATATTCACCACCATTTGAAAGCCATGCGTTAGCTGCGAGGTAGCCTTGACTATTTTTATAGTTTAGAAATTCATCATACAGGTGTTGATTCAGGTTTTGTCTGTTTGTTCCAAGCTTATTAATTAAAGTATTGTCTGCTCCGTCTTCGTTTGTTATAACAGTAGGAACAAATGCTTGTCCTTTAAATGCAGGACCTACTACACCTAATGTTGTACTTAATAATCCAGCATATTGCTCTTGCAAGTTTGGTCGAGGAATATTACCTAATTCAATTTCAGCAAAGTCATTTTCAGCCATTGTTTACCTAGTTGTTTCTGTTTTATTTTAATTTAATTATTGATAAATTATATTTTAAAAGAAAAATAGTTTAACAGATACAAAAAAAGAGCACCAAGAGATACTCTTTTTTTGGTTCTTTAGAAGATGGCAAGCTGTGTTGCTATATTTTTAATTAGTATTGTAGTACACAGTTGTCAAAGCGAAGAGTAAGAGAAATCTCTTGTGGATCGTCGCCGTCATAACTTAAGTCACCAAAGGAAGCTGTTGTCAAGAAAGCTCCTTTGATGTCCCAAAGTTCTACAACTGTGCCAACTGGATCAAGCATCTTGAGTTGGCAGTCTCTCTTATAAAAGTCAGCGTAACCAGCGCGACCTGATACTGACTCGAAGTGAGTTCTGATCCATTCCATAACCTGTTGTGCGCCTGAAGGTGCAATTGGGTCATGAAGTGTCACAGACATTGTATCAAAAGTTGTCTTACCAGCAAGGTAGCGGGTACTATTTATAAAAGGGATTGTTGTTTCGTTTGTTGAATACGAAGGACGGTTCGCAGTCTTCATAAGAAACGCGTCGATACCTTCAATAGCAAAGACCCATCGATTCTTTCTCTTTGGTTCAAACTTATTGGGTATCATTTCTGTAACGGATAGTGTCTCAGCCATGTTTAATAACTCCTAAATTCTTTCTTTAATTATATATATCTATCACTTTATCTATTCAATATTGTTTGCTACAACAAAATCAAGAGAAATAAACTCTACAGACTTAAGAGGTTGTAAATAAATCTTTCCTCTTATTGTATTGTTTTCAACATCTGCTTGAGTTGTTGTTGAAGCATCAATTTGCACCTTATAACGAGCAACGCCGCGACGAGCTTGAACGTTTGCCATAATTGGCTCTACAAGTCCAGAAAATCTTGAAAGAGTAGATGCTCTATTTGGCTCAAAGAGTAATTGCTCACCAACTTTGCGAACCTTACGACGTATATCGATAAGAAGACGTCTCACATTGATTCTATCAAGTGCTGATTGATCTTGTAATAATGTCTTCTGACCAAAGGCATAAACCTCACCACTACGTCCTGCTGGAACGTAAATTGGATTAATGTCTGCATCGTATAATTCATCAAGTAAATCGCGAGTCATTTGGACCTTTGAATCAATAGCATTTAGACGACCTCGATTTAAACCAGCAGGTGCAAACCATGGATCAGCAATTGAATCATTACGACTTAATGCACCAAGCATACCTACTGAAGGTGGTACCAATGTTGGTGCATTATCAGAAGGTCTTCTCATCAAAACGTCTGGGAAGTAAGCAGCTGCAAATGATGTATCAAGCAATCTTTGACTAAACTCACGAATTGTATTTCTTACGTTTGCTTTTTCTTGTGCATCTTCAATTGCAATATCACTATCATTCTTTTCAACAATGTCCATTAAGTACAATGCATCAAATCGATCTTCACAAGCAGAAATTGCGTAATCAGTTATTGCAGAAGCTCTTTGACCAGGCAAAACAAGAAGTTGGAATTCTGCTGCAGACTTGTCAGAAAGAACGTCAACTGCGCGACGATAAGACATAATTGTCGGTCCAGTAAACTTCTTGCTATCAGTCTCATCAAAACCTTCACGCAATGTTGCTGTTCCACTAAATTCTGCTTTTTGCTCGTCAAAGATATTAACGCCATCAAATCCACCTTGGAACATACAACGGAATTTAAGATATCTTAAGTTCTTTACATTTGCATCTTTCGAAATATTAACAAATCTACTTCCATTTGATGGTGCAGCACCTGCATTTCTACGATACATTGATCCATCCCATGAAGTAATTTTGTCAGAAGTCAAAGAACTTGATGGTATTTCAATCTTTTCAAGAGAGAAGAAAGAATTCTGTGCCAAGTCAGTATCATCACCGTCAGTCAACATTGCTGGATTTGAACCAAAGTCCGGGAAGAACTTGGCCCAAGATAACATTGATTTATTAAATACTTGCTCTTGATTTTCTTTATGTCCTCTATTTGAATCACTTATAAAATCAACTTGAGATTCTCTTAAACCAAACTTAACACCCCAAGCTAAGTCATCATCAGCTTCAAATATATCTTGAATAGGCTGTCTATTAATAGAAATAACATAGTCCATTGGAAGAACCTGCATTGTAGACAATACTGAAGATACGTTATCGGCAGCATCTGTAAATATTCTTTTGCTTTCTACTAAGTCGGTAGGCTCAATAAAGTTACCTGATGTATTTGTGAAAAGAATAGAGTGACCTTGGAAACCTGTTGGTAAAGCATCAACCGGAATATTTCCTTTCTTTAAGCCATCTGAAAGTTCAATTCTAACGTAAGGATTTTTTTGTGCATATTGACCTTCTTCTCTTAACCGTTGCTTATCTGCATCTTTTTCAAAGTCAAAATAAATATGCTTGTCACCAACTAAACGACCAACAAAGTTATTGCTCATTGGATCTAATGAAGCATTTTTCCAAGCAGCAAGCGGAGTTCCCTTAATTGGGTCAGAATCCCAACTCTCAAGTGTCATATCAAACGAACCATATTCAGTGTCTGATACATATCTTAAATTAGAAATTAACAATCTAAACTTATTATTACTTGCAGATCCATCGTCCAATGAATGAAGTTTAAATAATCTTAAAGAATCACCACTTTTTGCTGTAGCTGGTCTTACTGCTTGATCACCTTCAGAACCGTAGAACTGAGAAACAATCCAAGGAGTACATGATGTTCGGAATTTTGATTCAAAGTTTTCATAATTTGGCTTGCTACCATCAAGAGATCCGTCTCTTCCAGAAGCACCTTCAGTTAAGAAACCAATCATTCTTTCATATTCAGCACTTAATTGTCCACCTGAATGTCTTAAACCTACATTGGATGGACTTGCAACAGCAGGTTTTACATCCCACCATGCGTATAAATAATGACCTAACTCTTCAATCTTTGTTGAATCTGTGTTTAACACTTTTGCAAAATATGATGGTGAATCAGGATTAAACGAACAATTTAAAACCGCAGGGTTCTGGGTGTTTGAATAACCATTTAAAATAATCTTGAAACCTTGCGTTTCAGAAACTTCACCAATCGTATAACCTGTTAAGTTCGTTCCTGCTGTAACACCAAAAGTTTTACCATGTGCAACTGATCTTATGTGAGCACTACCTTCAACTGAATTTACGAGATCATCAAGTCCAGCAGCAACGTCCATTGCAGCCTTTACACCTTGAGGAGTCATCAATACGCCACGAATTACTGGTGTTGCAGCGCCACCGCCGCCACTAAAGTTTTCTTGCTTTTCGCCAAAGTTGCCAAGCTTAATTTCTCCAGCTGGATTTGAAAATAATGCTGCATCAGATACATTAATTACATTTGTTAAAGCAGATTTAAGTGAACCTTTCTCTTGCAACATAGAAATCGTAATACTGTCAGCTGAATCTGAAACTGCTGATGATAACAAAGTTTGAGAAAAAGCTGTTGTGTTTGCGCTTAAAGCACGACGCATATTATACAAAGTCTCTTGCTTGTCAACTCCTAGCTCTATTGCAATAACATCTACACCACCCGCAAATGTTTCATCTGCTGTATAGTTTGTCAAAGTTTCAGCAATATCTTTGTCATTGCCTAATGTTCCTACGTCATCTTGCGTTAATGTAACAGGAGATGCATTTCCTACTCTTGTTGCAGTTATTCTTAAAGCTGAGTTGTTTATAGCGCTTACAAGACTACCAGCTGCAGCATTTGCGTCTGCTGCACTCTTTATGCCTACAGCAATTCGATCAATACCTCGAGTAAGGCTCGTATTGTTTATTGCAACAATAGGCGCAATATCTGTTGTAACTGCAGTATTACCAGCAGCATCACCAACGCTTTGGAATATGGTAATACTATCATTACCACCTTGACCATCAACGTCTGTTTCTTCTATTGTAATAGTATTACCATGACCCTCAGCAGAAGCAATTGCGTCTGCCAATGCTCTTATTAGCACAAGCTTTGATATGTCATTAGTCAAATCAACACCTACAGCAATATGTCCTACTTGCCCTTGGACAGCTAAATTACCATCGCCTAGATCATTATTTAATGCAACAACTGCACCAGTAGCAAGGCCACCGGCTCCTGTATCTGTTAAAATATATGTCTCTGAAGTTCCTGCAGTATCTTCTAAAGTTATTGTTTGTCCAATATCTGCGCCTGAATCTGCGAGAGCGTCACCAAGTGCTGCTGGTAGACGTGATCTCATTATTCCGCCAGCGACGTCGTCTGTTGCTTCATCTATCTCAAAGACAAGAGAATCGTCATTTGCGTCTGTTAATGTAAGTGTTTCTGTATCTAATGGCTTGCCAGTATATACTAATTCTGCAGTAGCAGCAATTGAAGAAGCTACGATTACATTACCATTTAAGTAAACATTAGGTGTAGCAAACTCAAAACTATCTTTTTTAATACTACCGTCAGCAGCTACCATTTGCAATTCTAAGTTGTCACCTGAATTTGGGTTGTCTGATAGCTTCATTGTCAATGTTGTTGCACTACCATCAGATCCACTCTTAAAGAAACCATCAGTGTCATCGTTAATAATAGTATCATCAAGAGTATTATTAATATCAGAAGCACCTTTAACAGTAAGATTTGTTGCATCAACACTAATTGGAGCTGTTTCACCGTCATTTTTACTTCTACTTGCTTCGCCTTTTAAGACATGTGTAAGCCTAAACGAAGTAGTGTCTAAGTCGCCAACAACAAAAAGTCCTTCATGTTTAGTTGAAGTGCTGATACCATCACCAACTTGAGAAGCAACACGTCTAAATGCTGCTCTTAAGTTTGAAGACGTATCTGCAAAAGTATTACCAATCTTGACTTCAACGCTTGTATTGCTAGCAATTCTATAAACACCAGAAACTTGTTGACCGGATGCAAGTTCAGCAGCATCATCAGGATTAGCCAAATTGGCTTTAAAAGTGTATACTACATCCTGATCTGAGAACGTGCCATCACCATCATTTGTAATTGCTGTTATTGAAAGAGTTCCACCAGCCGCAGGTTGATCGCTTAAAACAATATCAGCAAAAGCAGCAGTTCCACCTACTTGTGCAAAAGAAAACGTGTCGTCTTTAACAGAAGCTGTCTTGTCACCTACTTTTATAAGTAGATCGCTACCTTCGCCTGCAGGATTTAAATTAAACTTTGCAATACAGTCATTAGTACTATCTAAAGCTACTGGGAATGCTGATGTCAAAGTTATTCTTGCAAGATTGTCGTCGGCTAAACCATTAACATCATCAACAGCTGAAACGTCTATTCTATGGTCACCGTTATCGCCTAATTGACCATCTGCTTCTATTGCTGCTTTTAAATTTGCAAGTGCTTCAACAGCTGAAGCGCCGATTGCAACTCCGCCGTTACCAAAAGTAAAAGTAACGTCACCGTTAAGATTACCTTGTTCATCAACAGCGTTAAGCTTGAT